TGGAATGGGGACTTCCTCGCTCGGAAGGTCGTCAATTGCAAAAATCTGATCGCGTGTAAGCATTACTCCTCCGTCGTGAGGCGCTGAAGCTCGCCGTTCCCGGTGAGGTCGAGACTCCCCGCATGCTTATCCCCGAACGAGCCGGAAACCGGATCGAACTTCACAATGACTGCCTCACCGACCCAACTTGGATTGGTGGCGGAACGGGCGGCAGAGGTGGCGCGCACTTCAACCGAAACCGGGAGAGCGGCAGTATACGCGGAGAAGATCGCCGTGATATCGTCCTCTCGGCAGTTGAAGTCAAGCGATAGACTCCACTCAAACGCTCCCGCCTGATTTCCCCGCCAGGGGTTCCCCATTTCAGAGATTTCCACCGTATCCGCGCTGGTGGAGAGGGCGAGGCCGGTTACGGGACCGGAGAAGATCGCGGTTGGCTCCGCGTCCGTCGTCGTGATTGCAACGAAGCAATCGGTGAGCACCTGACTCATGCTGATTCCTCAACAAAAATTGTGTAGTCCTGCACGACGCGCCTTACGTCGGCATCCATTTCGTAGGTGTCCAGCTCGTTATCTAGGAGAACGTCCAGAACCTGAATTCCGCCGCTCTCGCCCTTGAACCGGTTGAGCCTTGTTAGTACTTCCCCCGCCAACGTTCGCGCGTCGGCGTACGTCCTTCCCCAACTATTGACCTGCACCCGGACCCGAACTAGCGGGCCATCGCTCCCCATCGCATGGGTTCGGGTCGCTGAAATCTGCTGGAAGCTGATCGCCGGATACGCGGGGTTCTGCGGTAGGACCAACGAGTACACGCGATCCTCCGCGCCCGTCTCGCCAAAGAGCCGGTCGAATACGGCCTTATACGTCACGAGAGGAACCCCTTGAGCGCTTCGCGGAGCACGTCCCGAACGGCTTCTGCGGCCTCATCCTTCTTCCCTTCCAGCGCGGGCCGAAGGAATGGGTGAGCGGGCATGTGCTCCGTCCCAAGCTCCTGAAGAGCCCCGTACCACTCGTCCTTTCCCGGACCGACGTTGATTTGCGCGCGCCCCTGCTGGAGCTTGCCCGGCTGAACCGTGATCCCGTCAGCGAGGGCTCCCGTATCGCGCGGGGCGAGGCGCTTCGCCTCCTCAGCGATAACTTGGGCTCCGGCATCCGCCGCCCTCGCCAGCGTCAACCCCGTCGCGCGGCCCGACACCTGACGAAGTGCCCGGTCCAGGTCTTCCGCACCTTCGAGCGTGACAAGGTGGTTTTTGCGTCGTCTAGCCATGCCGCACCGTCATGAGAATGAGTTCAACCCGCCGCCCGTCCGGGTCCTGTACGCTCTCGATGTTGTAGAGCACGCCATCGGAGTTGATCCGCATTTTCGGCGTTACACCGTCCAAATACCGAAGCCGGAAGCGGGTCGTTACCTCCGCCGTGGTCTGCTGCGCGGCGAAGAACTCCCGCCCGGCTAGATCCTCTTTCGCGGCCCACACTTCCGCGAAGGTGGTCCACGTCTCTACTTCCTCGCCGAAGACGTTCGCCACGGTTGCGGCCTCAATCGTGATCCGGTGGCGTAGCTTTCCCGCTCGCATTACCAGGCCCGGAAAGGAAAGAGGAGCCGGTCAACGGCGGGATTGTCGTTCAGCTTCACGGGGCCGGAAGACTCCCTGTTTTCGTAGAGGCCAGCGACTAACAAGAGAATTGCGGCCCGGATGGAGTACGGGGTTTCCCCGGTCGGATAGCCGGCGACGAAGCGCACCGTTACCGCGCTCGGAACGTCTCGCGTCAGGGGCCAGCCCGACCGATAGGCCGGGAGAATTCGCCCGCCGGGGATATCCGTCTGATAGCCGGCTAGCTCCTTTTCCGTCCCGTCCGTGGCGACGTAGGTAACGCTCTCCACACCCTGAAGCGGGGGATACGGAAGCTCGATTGCACCAGCGGGGAAACAGCCTAGAAGCAAGTCAAAGGTTGCCGGGCCGAGTTGCCGGCGGGTTGCGACCTGTACGGCTTCCGTCGCGGCGGAAATGAGCGAGCCGATATAGGTATCCTCCGCCGTTCCGGTTACCCGAAGATGTTCCTTTGCTTCTTCGAGCGAGACGGGATTTGCGAGGGGAGGGGTAACGAGTTTCAGCATGATCCGAAAGCTACCGGGGGAGCGCCAACAGGGATTGAATCAAGAGGGGGTCGGTTGTGTTGACGCCCCCCGGTAACTTCCTTACGAAGCCTTATTCTTGAACGCCTGAACGGGATGGGTTCCCGCGTCGATGACGCGGCCATCGTGGCGCGAGAGGCCCACAAAGGCGACCTGACCAACATCCGCATACCGTTCCGCGAGTCGAAGAATCTGCACGTCCTGCACGTCCCGAATTGCATACCCCGCGTTGAAGTCACCGAAAAGGATGGACTTCGCGGAGGCCGTGGCAAGGGCCGGCATATCGTTATTCACGACGTACTTATAGCCGAGAATCGTACCCTCAATCCCGCTCGCGAGCGACTGAGCGTCAGACCAGAAGAGCGGGCGCCCGCCATCGTCCTTAAGCTTCCTGATCGCGGCGAGCGTCTGATCGTGGAGCATGAACACGCCGTTCTGGCGGTAAGCCGCGTCCACACTATGAATCAGGGTTACAATCTCATCGTACGTGACATTACCGAGGGTGGTGCTCGTGAGGCCCACGTTCGCGGCGGTGACGATGCCCTGCGGCGCAGTAGTCCCGTTCCCACTGGTGAAATCCGCGTTGGTGCCGCGAGCAATCCGAGTCCCAAGCGCACCCCCGACAACCTCACCGACGTTGACGCTCGAATCCTGTAGAAGCTCGAAGGGCACCAGAACAATCCCGGTGCTGTACTTCCATGCCTTAAAGGTCGTCTGCCCAAAGGTGAGACTCGCGGTTCCGAGGGTGGTGTTCTCGCCCACGATTGACGCCACGTTCGCGGTATCGTCCAGAAGCGGCATAGGAAGATCGGCACCCGTAGAAGTGCGAATCACGCGCGCCACGTTCCGCATTCCGCCGAACTGCTTTAGGGCCGTCTCAAGTGCCGTCATCGGCTCATCGGCAACCGTGTACCCGCCAGCGGAAGCCGTTCCGACACTCTGAGCGCGCAACTCGAAGTGAAGGCCGGCCTGACCGGGGTTGAACTCGCCGAGAAGGTAGCTACGGAGCTGGGAATCTCCGCTTCCCGTCGTGCGCGTGATCGTGGTGCGCCGGCCCTGACTCTCGCTAAGCGCCCGCTCCTCCGCGTCAAGCCGCTCCATCCGCTCAATCTGCGAACGGAGGGCATCCGCCTCGCCCATGAAGCCATCCCACTGGCGCGACTCGTCCTCATTCATCGTGCGGCCCTCGCCCTCAACCGCCGTAAGAACCGCGCGGGCCTGCTCGACGGCGCGTGCGCGCTTCTCTCTAAGTGCCTGAATACTCATCGTTTCCTTACGATTTGACTGGTTAACTTACTCGTTTTCGGCCAACTCTAGCCGCAACCGCCGAAGGGTATGGCGGATGTTCTCGTTTCGAGCGTCTTCGAGTGCCCGAACGGAGATACTCGTTTCCGGGTACGCCGGATCGACGACGACAGAGACTTCCTTCAGCTCCACCGAACGAAGCGTCCGGAGGGGCGGGGTTTGGTTGAGGTCCATCGATGCGCCGTTAGCGTAGGGGCGAAAGCGGAAGCTCATGCCCCGGATATCTCCGCGCCTAACCAATTCGGTTAGGTCCCGTCCTACGCTCGTGTTCGGCGGGTCGATTTCGACTTTCAAGCCGTACTCGTCTGGCGTGATTCGCAGCGTGCCCGCCGTGGTCCGTCCGAGAACCTTCGTGGAATCGTGCTCAGCAAGGGCGAGGATATCCGGATTCTCTTCTAGCGTCCGGTCGAAGGCGCCGGGAAGGATGATTTCGCGGAAGCCGCCAAGATCATGGGAGGGGGAGTTGTACCGCGCAGCGTAGCCAACAAGCTTGCCTTCATCCGTGGCCCTCAGCTCCGTTGTGGAGCGGATTTCGTAACTCATACGGCGTTCCCTTCGTCCGGCTTCTGGCCAAGTGGCGTCATATTCAGCGGAACGAAACGAGTATCGCCGCCCTCAATCCGGTTCAGGTTCTCCCGCTCCCGAATCTCGTTGATGGAGTAAACCCCAAGATTTGCCATCGCGGAATACCAAGCCGCCCGCGCTTCGCTATTCCCCCGAAGGAGTCCTTCAAGGACGAATTCAGCGAAGTGCGAGGGGGCTAGAAGCTTGTAGTTCAGCTCCTGTTCAATTCGGCGGGTCCACGGCTCGATACAGTGCGTAACGTACTGTATCCCTTGCTCTTCGATGTTTGAGAAGGTAGCCCGCTCAAGATCGGCGATAAGGTGGGGCGGGATAAGGAAAAGCCGGGCGATTTCGGAAACCTGGAACTTGCGGGTTTCGAGAAACTGAGCCGCTTCGGGCGGAACGGCAAGTGGGGTCCAGGTTACTCCCTCCTGAAGAATCGCGATCCTCTGGGCATTGCTGAGCCCCGCCTGTTGCTTATTCCAGCTCGCCCGAAGGCCGTCTTCCCCTTCCTTCCCGATCTTCGCCGGGTGCGTCAAGATCCCGCTTGGGTGCGTACCGTGGCCGAAGAAGGATGAACCGAACTCCTCCGTTGCCTTCCCAAGCCCGATTGCGTTTCGGGCTACCTGAACGGGGATTAAGCCGTTGCATCCGTCCAGCGAGAAGCCGGGGATATGGAGTACGTTGTCGGCGGGGAGAACGGTTTCCTCCGCGTTCACCCGGACCACATAGAGCCGGTCGGCTCCTACTCGCTCAATCCGAACGTTCGCCGGGTGAAGGGGCCAGAGGGCGACCGGTTCGCCCTTCCCGTTCCGCTCAATTTCCGAGTACGCCGCACCCCAAAGGAGAAGGTGCGCCATCATGGTTTCCCGCCAGACGAACGAACTCTGTTCCGGGTTGGGGCGGTCATGGAGGAGCCGGTAAACCGGATGCTCCGGCGCGCGGTCCTTCCCGGCGGGAGTGCGCTTGTAGACGGGGAGGGGGAGAGTTGCAATCGTGCTCGAAATCATCCGTACCGCTGCCCACACTGCGGAAAGCTCCAACGAGTTTTCGGGCGTCACGGCAACGCCAGTCGCGGACTTCCGCCCCTCAAACCATTCGGAAAGAGGGGTGCGGGGATTCTCAAGACTGCGATTGAAGAAGGGAGCAAGGAGGCTCAACGAATAATTCTCCGGTATCCGGTATACATCATAAGCAAACCGAGAAGGATCAAAGCGGCGGGGGGATAGACGAGCGCGACACCCCACAGGAGGAAACCAAGCCCACCAAGTACAAGCACATCATCTACATTCGGCATCGTTGTCCTACTCCGTTAAGTCCTTGTCGGGGAGAGGGAAGCGCAGTCCTGAAGCGAAATCCAGCCGTCTCGGATTTTTACCCGAAGGTTCG